AACAGTGCAGCGCATACAAGCCAAGTGCAGCGACGGCAAGGCCGCAAACAAACGACATGATATCACTACAAATTGCTTCGGGAATAATGCCGTTGAGTCGTCCTTTGTGTTCGCTTCCAAAAAGCAAATAACTAATTAGCATCAAGCAGGTAGAACCTGCCAACATGGTGCGCAATCTCTCTTTGCGTTTATTGTTTTCTTCGGTGGCATATTCCGCTACCTTTTTCAATGTATCCTTGGCTTCGTTATCCATGTTCTCACTTTTCCTTTCTCCATCAATGATTTCACGAACATCTACATCATAGAAGTCGGCAAGTTCAATGAGCATCTCTACATCGGGCATATTGCTTCCGGTTTCCCTAAGTAAAGGAAACTAAATGAATATTTTTAGTTTTTGTTGCGTGTTTTCAGTTTTTTTGCTTGCTCCCGATTCAATCAATCTTCCCAACAAACCGATAGTAAATCTCCACTTCCTGTTCCTTCGTACCATCTTCCCCCTTGACTGATTCATGTATCACAATCTTCTCAATCAAGGTATGCAGCAGCTCGGCATTCAGCTCCGTGGGATTTGCATATTGCCGGATCAGATCAAACCATTTTACAGCGTCAGCTTCGGTCTGTTTTTCGGACATAATCTCCGTTTTCAGACTGGCAATCTTAGCATCAAGCTCCTGCTGTTCGGTCTGGTACTTCTGCGACAGCATACCGAAGTTATACTCCGTAATCCGTCCTCCAGCCCAGTCTTCGTACAGCTTCGTGAACAGTCGGTCAACTTCGGCTTTCCGTTTTTCTGCCTTGTTTAGTTCCGAAGTATGCTTCTTCACATCACTGACTTTCGCTTTGTCACCGGAGGACAGAAGCTGATTCAGTAGTTTTTCTTCACTCATCTGTGCTTCTTTGGACCAGTGACGGATTCTTGCCAGCACATAGTCGTACAGTGTATCATAGCGAATATAATGCGCCGAACATCTCAGACCTGTCTGACCGTAGTTGCTGCAAGTAAAGTGGCTGTACGGCTTGCTGTTCTGATTGTTAGTCCCGAATCTCATCGACCATCCGCAGTCGGCGCATTTCACCAGACCTGAAAAGATTTGAGTGTTCCCGTTCTTCTGTTCCCGTCGGCGACTGGAAATCTGCTTCTGCACCTGTTCAAATACTTCTTTGGAGATGATCGGTTCGTGAGTTCCTTCCACACGAATCCATTCGTCTTCAGGCTTGCGAACTTTCTTTTTGTTCTTGTAGGAAATGTTCGTCTGCTTATTGTGTACGCTGTTGCCGATGTAGGTTTCGTCTTTCAGGATGCTTTTGACCTGTGCAACCGTCCATGCGTACGCTTTAGTTTCCGGCTCACCTTCATAAATGTGGGCAAACGTCCCGTATCGCTGATAATTCAGCCAGCCGGGTGTTGGAACCTGTGCAATAGTCAGCTCCTTAGTAATCTTTGTGGCTCCTGCTCCGTGGGCGGCAAGGGTGAATATCCTTTCCACAATCCATCGTGTTTCTTCGTCGATCACGATGGCATTTTTGATTTCGGGATGCTTTTTGTACCCTATGGGAGCATAAGCACACATTCTTTCTCCTGCGGCAAATTTGGCATGGAGAGCAGTTTTGACTTTTCGGCTGGTATCTTTTGCGAACCATTCGTTGAACAGATTCTTGAAAGGAACAAAATCTGATAATCCTTTCTCCGTGTCTTCATTTTCTGCCACGGCGATATAGCGGATTTGTTTTTCGGGAAACACAAACTCCAGATAGTAGTCCATCATGACGTGTTCACGTCCAAACCGGCTGAGATCTTTTGTGATGATGCAGTTGATTTTTCCTGTATCTACATCATCCATCATACGCCGGAAGCTCGGGCGTTCAAAATTTGTACCGCTCCATCCGTCGTCGATGTATTCGGACACACTTGTGAAGCCGTTGTCTCTGGCGAAAGTATGTAAGATGGTACGCTGTGTTTCAATGGACACGCTGTCGCCGTAGGTTTCGTCGTCACGGCTGAGTCTCATGTATAATGCGGTATTGTATGGCTGTTTCATTGAAAATTCCTCCAATCTTTGAAACAACCCACGCTTACAATACTTTATGCTGGCTTCATTATATCACAGGCATGGGGATGTTTCAATTACATATTTTAATTCTGTGCGGCGTACTGTATTACATCTTCCACGAGCGCTGTGATCGGCTTGCCGATATCATTGAAATGTTCGCTTACCATGATTTTTGTGTTTCCATGATAGAAATTCATCGTTCCATCTGGTTCGATTCCGTAGTAGATTGGTGTTGCTTTTTCTTTTTTTGTTCGGATGCGTTTGATATTTTTCCAATACAGCCGACATTCTTCCAAAAATTCAGCTGGCGGTTCACATTGATGGTCATACAGGTTGATAAGCATATTGGGTTGATTTTCGGTCATTCGATTCCTCCATTCAGTATGTTCATCGTGACATGGTTCTGTCATGAAACTGTGACAGATAATAAAAGGCACCAATAGAAACGCTTCATACAAAGCGGTAATATCGGTGTCTTATGGTATCTTAGTTTATCTTTATTCTGTTGTATCAAGCCAACGTTTGGCTTTAATATTATGTATCAATATCACTGGTTGTCAGAAAATCATCGTTCAAGGTCATATTTTTTGCGTTTGATCTTTTCCGATGATCCTGTAGGTGGCTGCTGTGCGGAATCAAGCCTTTTTAATATGGATGGTTTATGGTTGTTATCTTTTAGCACATCAGAAAGAACCAGCGTTTCCAGTAATCCAGCACTCTCAGCCATACTTCTCACAGAATGGTTAACTGTATCCCATGATATGTCCGAAGAATACTTGTATTTTGACCGATAATTCTTCCATAACCTCTGCATTTCCTGGCTGTCAAGAATGTTCTGCAGCGTCTGTTCTGCATTCTGCATCAATGGTACTGAACCACGTTTTTTGGAAGTTGCTTTAAGGGATTCCCGAAGGACTGCGAGATTGATTTGCTCGTTATACATCACAGAAAGTATGTAAATATCGTAGAAATCCCGCATTCGTGTATTGGTTTCTGCTCTGGAAATAATTGTTTCCATTTTTTCTGCGATGACTGTCTCAATGGTGTATGCCCATATATCAATCGTTCGTTCTTCATACATGAGCTTGAATGAATAATGAATTTCTTTCGGCGAGATAATATCTCCTGTTGAAATATCGATTTTCAGCGGTATTTTCATTCCATCAAACAGACAGTCCAAATGGACACGAACACCGGGATATTCCGCTTCGTCCATAATTTCATCTACATTCTTTATCTGGAATGTCATTCCGTCATCCAAAGGAACATTGATAATATCCGCAACAATATTCCTCACATCAGCTTTGGATATGGACATTCCCTTGACTGTAGTATCAATATCCATTGTCGATCTGGCTTTCAATCCAACCATGGAAGCAACGAGCAATCCGCCCTTCAGAATAAAATTATCTTTATATTTTGATAAAGATATCCGTTCCAGAAACCGTTCCATCATGTAGCTGGATATAATAATCCGGGAATCTGAATTGTTTTCCTGTGCTTTATTTCGGGATAAATCCTTTAGTTGTCTTGCGGTTCGAATCATAACAAGGTCCTCATATATTCTCCAACCATTTTATCAACATGAAATACCTGTGCATATTTCATCAGTTGAGGCAGGTTCTTTTCCTTTTTTCTTACATATTGCTTGAGCGCATCATAGAAAATCTGTGCATCCAATGTGTTTCTGCTGCGTACAATATCGCAAATTGTTCGCTCCATGTTATATGTCCTGACTGTATTTCCGAAGATTGTTTTGGTATCTGTGACACCTAATTCATATAGCTCTGACTTGACAGTATATACTTTCACACCGTCTGCCGTCAACCGTGAAGGATTGTAGCCTGTTTTTACGGTTACAATCGGCTGCAGCGGTTCACGGTCCGTCAGCTCGTGGAAAAACAATGCGTTATCGTGAGAATAAATGATCTGCGGACAACGCAGCTGCATCAGATACCATTCATCACGCCAAACATCCGGCGAAAGATAAATACCGTGATATACCCGTTCATACTGACGTTCACGAATAAATCTGGCAAGCACAGCTTTGGCAATTCCTGCTTCCACAACATCAGCCGTTGTCAGTACGCCATTTTTCATATCAGCAAGAGAGTCAAGCTGTTCAAAGTCAGTCATACAATCACCACACTTTCGCGCTAATATTATATTCTATTTTAGCGCAAATATCAATGGCGGTATTGTGAATTTTTTTATTTTAACTTGATGGGGCAGCAATTTGCGACAGCATCATTGATCATGTTCCAGTTTATGGTGCTTGTTCTGCTGATTCCGGTTCTCCGCTGTTGTTACGCTCATATACATCAGAGCGATCTGCCGGAAGTTTTTTGCATCTCTTTCGAGTTTTTTCATTTCACTGTTTTCTTTTTCATATTCCGCTTTCAGGGATTCCAGTTCCTTTTCCCACTTCCGGATCGGTAGTTTCCCATTGTCCGTGAAATGTTCTTTCAGCTTTCGCTTTGCGGCGTTATACTTCCGGAACTCAGCATCGTGTTCTGCCTTGTACTT